CACACGAAGAGTTCGCTGCGATACTTGCCGAGATAGAAGAACTTTTGAAAGAGAACTAAATGAATATCGAAGCAGGGGGGTTTTTAAAAGTCGAATTGTTCAACGACGACGCAACTCTGTTTCTAAACGCGCTCACCAAGATTACTAACGAGGGCGGTAAAATGGGTTTTAAGACGTACGGGTTGAATGAGGACGAAATGAAGACGTTGAACGCAATACTTGATTCATTAGGATAAAAAAACGGAGGGTAATCACTCCCTCCGCCAAACCTAAAATCAAAAAGAAACTATGAAAAGAATCAATTATGAAACAAATATACCTTCTTTTCTATTTAGGAACTAAATTATTAATAAACACATTTATGAACTTACGAGAAAAAGTAAACGCTCTATTTGCCAAGCATAATGTTTCTCTCTCTGCTGAAGAAGTAGTTGAGGTGAAGCAAATGGTTGAGGCAATCTTAGAAGACGGTACAAGCATCTACACAGATAGCGACGCTTGGGCTGCTGGTGTTCGTGTATTCACCAAAGACGCAGAAGGCAACGAGGTTGCTGTTATGGACGGAGAATACAAGACCGCTGAATCAGTTGTTGTTGTTGTTGCTGACGGTGTTGTTACCGAATTGAAACCAATGGAAGAAGAAGCTCCAGAGGTTGAAGTTGTAATCGAAGAAGAACAAGCGACAGAGGTTGTTGCTGAGGAAACTTTCAACGCTGAAGTTGAAGGTCTTTTGTCTTTGGTTGCAAAGTTAGAATCTGAACTTGCTGAAATGAAAAAGGCAAACGCAGAACTTTCTTCAAACGTAGAGAAGTTGAGCGCACAACCTGCGGTTCAATCAATCAAAGAAGTTAAACAAAACAAACAAAGCGCACCTTCAAAGCCATACAACAGAATGTCGGCTGAGGAACGCTTCTTATTTCATCTAAACAAATAAAAAAAACAAACAATAAAAAATGGCTACTACCACTTCATTAACCACAACCTACGCAGGTCGTGAAGCAGCAGGATATATCCGCGCTGCGTTCTTAAGTAACGAGTCTTTGGCTGCGGTTACTTTCAAAGAAAACATCGAGTACAAACAAGTTGTTCGTCGCTTAGTTGACAACATCACTTTCGCAAACGCGACTTGTGACTTTACTCCAACAGGAACAGTTACTTTAACTGAGCGTATCTTGACTTTGGAAAAATTCCAAGTTCACAGACAATTGTGCAAAAATACGTTTTTATCGGATTGGTCTGCAAAAGAAGAACAAGACGGAAACCTTCACGCTTCATTAACTGACGCAATCATTGCTAACGTTATGGCTGGTGTTGGAGCAAACAACGAGCGCGTAATGTGGCAAGGTGTTAACGCAACAGCAGGTGAGTACGCAGGTTTCGAGACTTTGTTCTTGGCTGATTCTGACGTTCTTGATGTTGCTGATCCAGAGGCTATCACTTCTGCAAACGTAATTGACGAAATGAACAAACTTGTTTTAACACTTCCTGTGCGCGTTCGTCGTGCTACTGAAAAGCCTGTTATCGCAGTTTCTTCAAACGTTGCTGAAGCATTCAGAACTGCAATTCTTGGTCTTGGCGGTGGAAGCTACCTTTATCAAGGAGAAACTGTTAAGATGACTTGGCAGGGACAATACGACATCGTTGAATGTCCGGGTATGTCTGACGACACAATGGCTATGTATCAAAAGTCTAACTTGTGGTTCGGTACTAACTTGTTAGACCAATGGAACAACGTAGCAGTTTTGGATATGTATCAATACGATTTGTCTGACAACGTACGTTTCGCAGCTTCTTTCTTCGCAGGTGTACAATACGGTTTCGGTGCTGAAATCGCGTTCTACCAATACACTGCATAATTTCAACCATTCTAACCCTTGCACGAATAGAGGTGGTGGCATAAAAACCACCCCTCTTTTGTGCTAATAAAAAATTAATAATATGGCTTGTGAATTAAGTACAGGATTTACTCTCGATTGCAAAGACGGAATCGGTGGTATTAAGAAAATTGTTTTAGTAGATAAATCATTGGTTACTTCTTTCAACTTTGAAAACGACGAAGTGGAAGTAATCAATGGACCTACAGCAGGTGATTTGTACACTTACGAACTACCAACGCAAACAGGATCGTTCGAAGAAACAATCAACTTCAACCGCGATAACGGAACAGTATTTTATACTCAAACCGTTAACGTAATGTTACACAAATTATCTACCGCGAAGCGTGTTGAATTACAAAACGTAGCACAAGCGCGTGTTATTGTTTTCGTTAACGATTCAAACGATAATTGGTGGGCAGTTGGTTACGAATTCGGAGCAGACCTTTCTACTGCAACAGCAGCGACAGGAACAGCTTTGGGTGATATGAACGGTTTCACACTTGCATTTACTCACGAATCTCCAGTTCGTGCGTATCGTTTGCAAAGTGCGCCTTCGACAATCCTTGACTAATCAAAAAACTTTTACACATGTAGGGACAAAACGTCCCTACGTGATGTAATTTTCAACGAACAAATAAAGAGATAGAATGGTTTATTTGAATACAAACACGGCGAATCAAGATGCGTGGCTTTCACTTGACGAAGGACGCGCTTATTTCAATGTTGCGTTCACGAACTATCTTTTAATTCTTACTTACGAAATGACAGGCGAACAACTCGCACAAGTCGTAGTCGTAATAAACGAAAATGAACGTGTCACAAAGATTCGTTTAACAACAGTTGGACTAACCGACGCTGGAAAATACAAGTACCAAGTGTACGGACAGAACAGCGATTCTAATTTAGATCCAACAGATGCTTCCGTTGTTGGTTTGGTTGAACGTGGTTCAATGATACTATCAAACGGAACAATTTACTTTGACGTTTCAACACCGACAATTCCTGTCGATGTAATATATACAGGCGCATAATGAGCAACATTCAGCAAATAGCATTAAGTCGTTACATACCTACCGAAGCAATCGAGAAAGAGAACCGCAGCGGTTGGATTGATTACGGAAATGACAATTTATATCCACAATACTTAATCAACCTTTACTACAATTCACCAATTCACAACGCGTTGACGAACTCAATCGCGTTTATGATTGAGGGGCAAGGTACAGGAACGATTCTCGATAGTGCTTTACAAGGCATCGCGTTCGACTTAAAGTTGCAGGGTGCGTTTGTTGCAGAGGTTATATGGTCGATGGATTTCACACGCGTTGTAAAGATTAACCATTTGCCTTTTGAGAATTGTCGTTTAGCTTACGACAAAGAAGAGGAAGAAATCACAGGTGTTTGGTATTCGAAGGACTGGAAGAACTCACGTTCGAAGAAAGGTAAACCCGAATTTATCCCTGCGTTCAACCCTTCACAAGCGCAAGAACAACCAAGACAAGTTATTTACGCACACGGAATGATGGCAGGAAGTTCTTACTATCCAAAGCCAGACTACTTCGGTGCGTTGAATTATATCGAGTTGTCGCATCAAATGGGTTTGTATCACGTTAATAATATCTTGAACGGATTATTTCCTTCATTCATCATTAACTTCTTGAATGGTATTCCGCAGAAAGAAGAACGCGAGGCAATACGTCGTGAGTGGGAAGAACGTTTGAGCGGTGCAAGTAACGCGGGAAAGTTCTTGATGACTTTCAACGAAGATCCTGCACGCACTCCAGACATTCAAGCGTTCCCTCTTTCAGATGCTGACAAACAATATCAGTTCTTATCAGAAGAAACGGCGAAGCAAATAATGGTAGGACACCGCGTTGTGTCGCCATTGATTCACGGAATACGCGAATCTAACGGCTTTGGTTCGAACAAAGACGAAATGTTGGTAGGTTTAGAGATATTTAACAACCAAGTTATTAAGCCATACCAACGAATCATAACAAACACTTTCGCTCCAATTCTTGGAAGTGATTTGAAGATTGAAATGAACAACGTATTTGACGACGTTGCGGTAGTTGTTGAACCAACAACGCAATCAATCGAATTAAAAAAAAAAGTAGTTGCTGCGGAGAATAAGATAAGCAAGGAACAAGGTGACGCGTGGTTGGCGCACTTACGCGAAAAGGCGGAGTACATCAACGAAGAAGAGTGGCAATTGCTTTCTGACGAAGAAGTAACTAATCCAGACGACGAAGAAAACTTTCGTTCTGAATTTATGAGCGTTCGCGGTTACGCAAAACCCAACGAAAAGAGCGACGAAAAAGATACAGGTCTTTACAAAGTTCGTTACTACTACTCAAAAAACTACACTTGGAAAGAAGGCGAAATGGTAACACGCGATTTTTGTCAAGAAATGGTTGCGCTTTCTAAACTTGGAGCGTTGTTCAAATATGAAGACATTATTCAAATGGGTAAAGATGGTGTGAACGATGCTTTCGCTCCAAGTGGTTCAAACACTTATTCTATTTGGACGTACAAAGGCGGTGTTTACTGCCGCCACGCGTGGTTCAGAAAAGTATTTTTCCGCAAAAGAAAAGACGGAAAGTTCTTACCTAACGACGGATTGAAAAACGACACCGTTGTAACAGGAAAAGTAGCAAACGATTTGTTCCCAAAAGGCGAAGAAGCGGTACGTCCTAACGATATGCCGAACAGAGCATCATTAAAATATAAATAAACATTACAATGGCACTACAACCCGAAGTTCTACTCATTGACGAAAACTACATAAAAAAATACAGTTGGATTAACGGCTCAGTTGACCCTCTTTTGATGTATCCTGCTATCTATTTAGCGCAGGACGAATACGCGCAGTTGTATTTAGGAACTGACCTTTACAATAAGATAAAAGAAGACGTTGTAAACGACGATATTACTGGCGCATACGAGGAACTTTTAGACACTTACTTGCGTCGAATGATAATGTGGTGGTCTTTGTACGAGATGCTTCCTCATTTGTACGTTAAAACCGACAATGGAAGTCTTGTTATTCGTACAAGCGAAGACACTACACCGATAACGCAAACCGACTTACAAAACTACCGCGATCAATCGCGTTCGAAAG